AAGGAGGACTAAATGGGATATTGCAAATTAGAGTGTCCAGACGGTGAAACGCAATGTTGTATCTGCTGTGAGAAACAAGACGGTTGCGATAACCGGTGTGATATGATGGATAGCTACGAATATACAGAGGATTGCGAAGATTATGTTGAGGAGGACGAGCCATGATTACATTCTTATTAGGACTTACACTTGGAATCATATTCGGAGTGGCTGGTCTTGTATGTGTGGCGATCATGTACGATAAGCACCACCCAGACGATTAGAAAGGAGAACGGTATGCTGACAAGGAATAAAAAGCTGAAAGACTACGGTATTCCGGCAGAAGACATAGAAAAACTGAATACGATGCTGAAAGACTTCCCGGCAGAGTACGGATACCTGCTTTCTAGTGCCGCCTTGTCAGCTTGCCCGAAAAACACGGTGATAGCGGATATGGTTATTGAAAATATCCTGCACCGGAAAAGTTACAGGAAAATCAGCAGAGAAAGATATATCCCGATGAATCCGAAAGACTTTTACGGATACAGACGCAAGACCGTCGCTGTACTGTATGAGAGAATGCGGTTATTGGGAGTGTGGGAGGAAAAATAAATGAAAGAATATAAATGTCCAAAGTGCAATAGTAAAAACCTTTTTACCAAGAAAGTTGGGAATAATACGGGATTGTATTGCGGGGATTGCGGTGCATGGATTAAATGGGTCGGGAAAAATGAGCTGAGAGCGTTTGAATATTTAACTAAGCAGAAACACGTAGATGATGCTAATAGTAAACAAGACGATATTGCAAACATCATTTACGGCACTCTCGATCATATGTATTGCGATAATTGCAGATTCAATAGCGAAATTAAAGAAAGTGATAATGGTGAATGGAACTGTGATGAATGCCACAGAAAATATAATGGATGGGGAATTTCCATGCAGGAAAGTAATAAAATTGCAAAAGAAATTTTAAAACAGTTAGGAGAATAGAATATGAGCAGACTGATTGATGCAGACAAAATAATTGACTCTCTTGGAAATTCGGATATGGATTTTGCAATAGGTGCAGTTATTGACGAACAGCCGACAGTTTTTGATGTAGATAAGGTTGTGGAGCAGTTAAAAGGATTAAAAATGAGATACTTCCTAACAATTGCAAATACAGGCGATGCAGACAAAGATTGCGCTTACAAAAATATTGCAAATGCAATTGATAAAGCTGTTGAAATTGTAAAAGGTGGTGGAGTTGAATGAGAGAAATTCTTTTCAAGGCAAAGAGGGTTAATAATGGCGAATGGGTTGAGGGATATTACCTAAGAGATCAATATCACATAGGTGGGAAGGACATTATTTTTTATCGGAAGGATTCAGATCGGTTTACAGTATATACCGATAGAATTGATATAGAAACCCTCTGCCAGTTCACGGGACTTTGCGACAAGAACGGGAAGAAGATTTGGGAGAATGACATTTTGATGGCGCACTTGGACGAATCTTATCCGGAAGATGTAACATATGAGACTGTTGAATGGAACGTTGCCGGATGGGTAGGGCACGAAACTGGTAGTGTAGACAGACAGTATCTTAATAAATTCGATCTGGAACATTATGAAGTAGTTGGGAATATTTTCAACAATCCAGAATTATTACAGGAGGAATCATGAGTAAATCAGTATTAGTGGTTGATACGCCGGAGAATTGCTATGATTGTCCATTTGGAACTGAATACTGCGGCGATTCTGAATATGAGGGATGCTGTGAGTTAGCTGAATGCTTAGATAGTGACATGAGACTCATAACAGAAGAGCATTATGATTGCGAAAGTAAATCAAGACCTGACTGGTGTCCGCTTATGGATTTGCCAGAGAAAGACAATGGAGATTATCCGGCCAATACATCCGATGCTGGCTTTGCGGAGGGCTGGAATCAGTGCATTGATGAGATTACAGGAGGAGAATGATGCATGGCAATAAATATAAACGAAACTGTGAAAAAGTGTAATGTTTGTGGCAAATGGAAAACCACAGCGTATGAACCGGATTATCCGATGCTTAATGATAGCTGTTTTAGGTATCCGAAAACAATTTTTATTTGCGAAGAATGTATGAAAAAGCGCGAAGAAAAGAATATATTTTTGTGAGGTGAAGTAGATGGAGAGATTAACAAAATGTGAAGATGATAGTATCACATATAACGAAAAACGAGAGTTTGAGTGTGGTGAATATTGCGATAGTTGCTCACAGGGCGCAGGAAATTGCAAAACAGTAAAGAATATGATTAAAAAGCTTGCCACTTATGAAGACTTAGAAGAACAGGGATTGCTTGTGAGATTGCCGGCTGATAAGAATGCAGAAATATATCTCATATCTTCCAGATGGACAGTCTGCTCAGAATGCGGTTCAAGATTTGATGAATACAGTTGTAGTGGCTGTGAATACGAATGTGATAGTAAGAAAGAATATTATGTGTATCCAACTTATCTTTCGTCTATAAATGCAGACACTTATGCTAATCAATTTGGAAAAACCGTATTCCTCACCCGTGAAGAAGCTGAGAAGAAGTTGGAGGAGATGAAGAATGACAAGGCCTGAGATTACGGCAGAATTATCAACCATGATTGAAAAGAAAATCAATCCGAACAACGATCCTCGTATCTACTGGGCAAAAGAGGTGACGTTTGATTATTCTACAAACCATGCAGTTAGAGTGGACTATATGAAATTTGTTCCAGTGAACAATAGTGTTTCCGGGATAGAAAAAGGTGATTGCTATTGCTATGAAATCAAGTCATCTATTGAAGATTTCAAATCTGGCCATGGATTGAATTTCATTGGAGATTACAATTATTTGGTTATGCCAGGGGAATTAGCTGCAACAGTATTTTTGAAAATCCCGTATCATGTAGGAATATATGTCCCAGAAGGAAACGAACTTATATGTGCCAAGAAAGCCAAACGAGCCAACAGAGCGAGGCCTGTATCTGAAATACTTCTGATGATGTTTCGGTCTGCAAACAGAGATTACAGGAAAACGGTAAAGAAACTGGAGGAGATGAAGAAATGAATAACAAACCTACACCAGACATAACGCCAAACCTTGCTATATCAGCATACCACGTACTACAGCAATATTGTACTGGACAGCCAGCGGATTGCAAAGGCTGCGGATTCTACGAATACTGTCCAGAATGTTTTCGAGGCATGCCATGTGACTGGAGCTTGAATGAAGAAGGTGAAATAAATGAAACTGAGAAAGGCAACACTGATTGACTACGGAGTGCCGCCGGATGATATACCGACATTACAAAGTCACTTGCGGAATCTTAGTGAGAGCGATAAATATAATCTGTTACAGGTATCTATCAAATATGCACCCGGCATCGAATCGCAAATCTATGACAGCATCGTGAACGGTATCGGCTATCGGACAATGGAAAAGATCAGGACAGTTCCCGCAACGGAAAATGACTTCTATGGCTACAAACGTAAGGTCATGGCGGAATATTATCATCTGGCCAAATTAATTGGCAGACTTTAAAAAACTTAAAAATTTATAAAAGTGGTAGAGAGCTATGTACGCCCTAGTATGGTATTATAGTATATATAACTATAACTATGCTAGGGCGTTTTAATTCAGAAAGGATATGATTGGATGTTAATAGGATGGCAAACGAGGAAAATTTAAAACCTTTTAAACCTGGTCGAAGCAGTGAGGAAGCAGCGAAAAACGGCCAAAAAGGCGGCATTGCTTCTGGTCAGTCTCGCCGTCAAAAGAAAACCCTTTCTGAATTAGCAAAAATGATAGCTGAGAACCCTGCTCCGACTGCTGCAAAGAAGAAACTCACAAAAATGGGAATATCTGATGAGGATGCAAATAACAATGCCTGTATTGTAGCTGCCGTATATAATAAAGCCATCAAAGGAAATATGCAGGCAGTGGACAAATGGGAACAGTTGGTAGCCGTATCAAAATCAGACGAAAGCAAATATGAGCTTCCTGCCAGAGTACTTGGTAAGGCATTCGTGGATATTAACCGGCAAATCAAGCCTAATATCGAATATGTATTCGAGGGTGGTCGAGGCGGTCTGAAATCTTCATTCGTAGCTTTTAAGATTGTTGAACTTATTAAGAACAATCCTCAGATGCACGCCTGCATTACAAGACAGGTGGCCGGTACTCTGAAAGATTCTGTATATGCTAACATGAAATGGGCTATCAACGAACTGGGGCTAATGGAAGAATTTGAATGCAAGGTGTCACCACTTGAGATTAAGTATATTAAGACGGGACAGACAATATATTTCCGTGGTCTGGACGATGAAACCAAACTGAAATCTATTAAGCCGGAGTTTGGATATATCGGAATCCTCTGGAAAGAAGAAAAAGACCAAATGAAGGGAGATGCCCAGGAACGTTCTGTTAATCAGTCAGTGCTTCGTGGCGGCGATGAATCCTATGATTTTTCATCATATAACCCACCAAAATCAAAATCAAACTGGGTAAACAGGATCAAGCTTACACCTAACCCGAAAAGAGTTATCCATCATTCGAGTTATTTGGAAGCTCCGGCGGAGTGGCTCGGACAGAAGTTTATTGACGATGCAGCGCACCTGAAAGAAATCAATCCAGAAGCCTATGAGCATGAATACTTGGGCGTTCCGAATGGTGACGGCGGAAACGTATTTGAATATCTGGAGATTAGAGATATTACAGATGAAGAAATCAGTCGCATGGACAAAATATTTCAGGGGTGTGACTGGGGATTCTTCCCTGACCCGTATGCTTTTATACGTTTGTATTACAATCATAACACTGAAAAGATATATCTAATTGATGAAATTTACGAAAACAAATGGAGTAATAGGAAATCAGCAGACGAGATTCTAAAAAGAAAATACGATGATTATACTATTACTTGCGATTCTGCGGAGCCTAAATCAATCAATGATTATAGAGACTTTGGACTTCCAGCAAGGGGTGCGATAAAAGGGCCTGGAAGTGTGGAGTATTCTATGAAATGGCTTCAGACAAGAACTATTGTTATTGACCCCAAAAGAACACCTAACGCTTACAAAGAGTTTTCAGAGTACGAATATGAAAGAGATAAAGATGGAAACGTTATAAGTGGATATCCTGACGAGAACAACCATTTAGTCGATGCTTGTAGATACGCAACAGAATCATTATGGAGGAGAAGAGGGACTAATGCTTAAAAGAGGATATAGCCTAAAATATAGACGAATATATAAAATATGGCAAGGGATTCGCCAGAGATGCAATAATCCCAATGACAAAGACTATGAGGATTACGGCGGGAGAGGGATAAGGGTTTGCGAAGAATGGAATAAAAGTTCAGAAGCGTTTGTTCTATGGGCATTAGAAAATGGATATGCTGATAATTTGAGTATTGATAGAATAGACACAAATTCGGACTATTCGCCAGAAAATTGCAGATGGGCAACATGGACTCAGCAGGCAAGAAACAAAAGAATGGAAAAAATAAATTCAACTGGTGTTACTGGTGTTTCCATGGACAGAGGGAAATATAGAGCAACAATCTATGTAGATAATAAAAAAGTTGATCTAGGCAGGCATGACACGCTTGAAGAAGCAGCAGAAGCACGTAGGCAGGGTGAGATAAAATACTGGGGCGTGAGTGCATAATGGGACTTATAACAACACTAAAAAGGTGGTTTAACATGATTTTCAAAAAACAAGCCGAAGAGGATTTTAATATCCAGGCAGCAGAATTCCCGGAAATGGAATCGCTGATTAACCGGTGCGCGAACATCTATAGGGGCGTGCCAGAATGGCTAGATGATAAGAATAATATCAAAACGATTAATTTTGCTAAATCTGTGTGTTCTGAGACTGCCAGACTTGCAACATTGGCGATTGGCATTCAGATAGATGGTTCTGCAAGGGCGGCATGGTTACAGAAACAGATAGACAAGGTATACTTCCAGATTCGGCACTGGGTAGAATATGGCTGCGCTTACGGAACCGTGTTCATTAAGCCGAACGGCGAGAGCCTTGACGTATTTACTCCGGCAGATGTGATGATTGTGGATTATGATAATCAGGAAATCAAAGGGATTATATTCAAGGATTCTTATACTGTTGGCAGAAAATACTACACAAGGCTCGAATATCACAGGTTTGTTGAGACAACAATAGATGGTGCGGCAACTTATCCGTACTATGTTTCCAACAGAGCTTATGTATCAAAATCACCTCAGTCAATCGGAGACAAGATTGACCTTAAACAAACCAAGTGGGCCGACCTAATGGCAGATACGCCGCCAATCCTCAAGGCAAACGGTGAGAAACTGGATGGAGCTTTGTACGGAGTACTGCGGACACCGCAGGCTAACAATGTGGATATTAGTACGCCACTGGGACTTCCGATATTTGCCGAAGCCATTGAGGAGTTAAAAGACCTCGACATTGCATACAGCAGAAACGCAAAAGAAATCCTTGATTCTAAGAGGACTGTTCTGGCAGATGACAGATTGTTGATGCCGAGTGGTTCACCTGTCTCCGCTATGACACCACGGGCAATGGAACATAGATGCTTAGAAATGAGCTTACCAGATTATGTGAAAAACGTATTCGGACAGGACGAGAAAGAGTTCTATCAGGAAATCAATCCGATTCTCAACACAGATACCCGTATAAGCGGCATAAACGCCATTTTAAGCCAGTTAGGGTACAAGATTGGATTCTCCAACGGGTACTTTGTTTTTAACGAATCTAGCGGCATTCAGACAGCTACAGGAGTAGAAGCAGAACAGCAGAGGACAGTGCAGTTCGTCAAGGATGTAAGGGATAAGTTGGAGTCTTGCCTAGATGAAGTTATCTACGCATTGAACGTTTATGCTGACCTGTACGGACTTGCACCGGTTGGGGCTTATGAAGTCAATTATGATTTTGGAGATATCCTGTATGTGCGTGAAAACGACCGTGCAAGATGGTGGCAGTATGTGACCACTGGAAAGGTTCCGGCATGGCTGTATTTTGTAAAATTCGAAGGAATGACGGAAAGCGATGCGAAAGCAATGGTTAAAGAAGCCCAGCCAGACGAACCAAAACTGTTTGGAGATGAGTAATTATGTTAAGCCCAGAATATTTACGCCGGATAACAGAGGGCAGTGAACAGATTGCGGAAGAATTGCATCAGTATATCATCTCTGAGATTGTATCCAGAATGATGGCAAGAATCGGCAGGGGTGAAGACTATATCCTAACCAATGCCGATGTGTGGAGAATCAGAACGTTACAGGAATCCGGTGAACTGTTAGAAGACATTCTGGCAGAATTATCCAAATACACCAAACGTGAACAGCAGGAACTCATTGAAGCGTTTGAAGATGCCGGAATCACTGCAATGAACTATGATGATAAAGTATACAAGGCGGCAGGATTAAGTCCTGTGCCGCTCGAGCAATCCCCGACTATGATAAGGCTCATGGAACGGAATATGCTTGCGACTATGGGCGAATGGAAGAACTTTACAAGAACAACCGCAAGTGCCGCTCAGAGACTCTATATTGAGCAATGCGACCTTGCATATAACCATGTGATGACAGGGGCGGTCGGGTATACGCAAGCCATCAAAGAGGCAGTTAATAACGTTGTGAGCGATGGTATTACCGTCACATATCCATCTGGCAGAAAAGACACAATCGAAACCGCAGTTGCACGTTCTGTCAGAACTGGTGTGGCTCAGGCTACGGGAGATATATCTCTCAAACGCATGGAAGAAATGGACTGGGATTTAGTTCTGGTCAGTGCACACATAGGAGCCAGAACAGGTGACGGCGGCGAGAATCCGGGAAATCACTCGTTTTGGCAAGGCAAGATATACTCTCGTTCTGGCAAGAGTAAGAAATTTCCACCATTCTCATTGACTGGATATGGAACGGCAAGCGGACTGTCAGGAGTCAACTGTCGGCATAGTTTTGGAGCCAGTGATGGGGAATTTAATCCTTATGCAGAACTATCGGCACAGGACAAAGTTGACAAAGGCAAACAGTACGAAAAAGAACAGCGGCAACGCACTTATGAGCGAAGAATCCGCAAAACGAAGCGTGAAGTTCTTGGAATGCAAGCGGCAGTTGATAACTGTAATGACGAACAGACAAGATTTGCACTTCAGCAAGACCTTGACCGGAAGTCTTATCTTTTACAGAAACAAAATGCTGCATACAAAGATTATTGCAAGCAGAATGACCTGAGGGAACTGCAAGACCGACTTATGATTGCTAAGTGGAACCGCCAGAACGCCGCAAAAGCCAGAGGAGCGGCAAAGAGATATAAGACAGCAAAGGGGATTGACTAATGGATAGATGGGAATATTACAATCCGAATCCTGCCGGGAATCGAGTCGGAGATTGTGCTGTCCGGGCAATATGTAAAGCAACCGGGTTCGACTGGGAAACAGTATTCGCCGGATTAATGATACAGGCGTGTGCTCTGTCGGATATGCCATCAGCTAATTACGTTTGGGGCGCGTATCTCTATAAACGTGGGTACAGACGTAAGCTAATTGAACAGTCAGAACGATATATCTATACAGTCAACGACTTTTGCGCAGACCATCCGACAGGCACATACATCCTCTGCATAGACGGTCATGTAGTGACGGTACAAGATGGCAAATATTTTGACACATGGGATTCCGGTAATGAGATTCCGGTATATTACTGGGAAAAGGAGAATAAATGAGCATATCAGAATTTGTACAGATTTTCCTCTCTATCTGTGGAGGGGTGTCTATTGTCGGAGGCGCGGCAGCCGTAATTTTTAAATGGATTACTCCGGCGTTTCGACTCAATAAGCGAGTAGAGACGCTGGAAGAGCATGACAAACGAGATTACGAGAGCCTTCAAAGAATCGCGGAACGAGATTCATTAATTCTGGAAGTATTGTCAACAATGTTGGACAGTCAGATCAGTGGAAATAACGTCGAGGAATTAAAAAAAACAAAACAGAAGCTTACAAATTATCTTGCGCAGAATCAACGTTAGCATTAGTAAGGGGTATGCTCATGAAATTATATGTGTTCACGAAAAAAGATATAGACAGGTTCTTGATAGAGTGTAATTTCACACCGGACGAAGAAAGATTGTTCCGGCTGAGATGCCAGGAGCGCACGCTCGAATACTGTGCTGAACAGATGAATGTAAGCATATCAACAGCAAAGCGGTTAAGCCGAAGGGTAAATAATAAAATAATCAAAGTGTGTTAAGACGACAATAAAAGCCCCCGGGGTTATCTCTCAGGGGCTTATTTTGCGTCTTTCCAAAACAGTTGTGAGCTTGCTGTAATCCTCCTTATTTTTACGTTCCAATATGGTTCTACTTTAAATAATGTAAAATTTTATAATACTTTTTACATTCCAATATGGGACTACTAAACTCTACTATATTATACCACATATAAAAGTGATTTGAAAGTTAAATTTTATCCTACTGTACCTTATTTTTTCTTTTCCTCCCTTATCTGTTCTTCATATTTTTTTATGAGCCACTCCGGTACCGGTTCGTCTCCATCGTCACCCCTGTATTTGATCGGGTCAATATTGTTTGTAAAGCACCATTCCCAACTATTATACTCATCACCGTCTTTTGATACGATGTAAAATATATCGTATTCGCTATCCGCAAACGCCAACGTATCTGTTGCATTCATTGTGTACAGCATGATATACATGTTTCTCCTGTATGCGTACGCCATTTCTAACGGTGAATCTTCGCCGCCCAGAAATTCCATGAACATTTCAACGTCAGAAGATTCTTTCGACAATTTGTTATAATAATCGTAGACTTTTTCATCCCATCCGCCTGGGAAAGTTTTGCATTCTTCTATTTTCTCGTTATCTTCTTTAGCCATTTTGTAAATGGTTTCAAGTTTTACTCTCTTAATCATTTTACACGCCTCCTATTTTACTTCGCAATCTTCTAACACAACTCTTTCTAACAAAGCAACAACATAATCAGGCGGATTTCTTTTACCACCCTCCCAGTTTTCAATTGTCCTTTTGGGAATTTTGTACTTATCGGAAAAAGCCTGCTGACTTAATCCAGAAATTAATCTAATTTCTTTGATGTTCATATTGTTTTACCTCTTAATACGCCCGAGCATACGAAATAAAATTCTGCTCGGCGGTCTCGTCAACAAGTTCCGCCGGGATTCTCGCCCAGTCCTTTCCCAGAGATTTTATAAAATCATCTTTCTGGGATTCTGCGCCACACAGCCAATCTGCTGTGACTTTGGCACATCCGAAGTTTTCGGAATTGTTCCGGGCTACCTGTTTCAATTCGAATTTTTTCATTTCTGTTTCCTCCTTGATTTTTGTTCTTCCTTGTTTCTGATATTATCATACCACTCAGTGGGTGATATGTCAATACTTTTTTGATACTTTTTTGAACTTCTTAGATTAATACTTCTGTGCAAAAATATAATCAGAAAGGCGGTGCATAAGATGGCATTATATAACAATCCTTATCAATACAGTTTTGGTGTTCCGGGACAGATGAATCAGTTTCAGCAGCAGCCTGTCCAGATGCCGGCTCAACCAGTACAGCAACCCCAGCAGAATAACAATGGCATCCTGTGGGTGTCTGGAGAAGTCGGCGCAAAATCTTATCTGGTAGCACCCGGAACAAGTGTTTTACTGATGGACAGTGAGAGCGAAAAGTTCTACATAAAATCCACGGACGTTTCCGGTATGCCACAGCCATTACGGACGTTTGAGTATCATGAAGTAGGCACTCAGATGCCACCTAAACAGCCTGTTCAGAACATGGACAGTAAATACGTCACCAGACAGGAATATGATGATTTAAAGGGCAAATACGAAGCTATCATAAACCGATTAAATTCTTTTTCTGAACCTGTTAGAGCTAATACCGTGCAGGAATCAGCGGTCAAGGGAGGAAACGCAGATGAGTAATCCATTATTCAACGCACTTGGTGGTGGAATGCCGCAGGGTAACGGTCCGATGCAAATGATACAGCAGTTTATGCAGTTCAAACAGAATTTTAAGGGAGACCCAAAGGAAGAAGTCCAGAAGATGCTACAGTCTGGAAAGATTTCCCAGCAGCAACTTAATCAGGTTCAGCAGATGGCAGGGCAGTTTCAGAATCTGCTGAAGAATATGAAATAGTACATTACAATCTGGCCAGATTGATGTAAATACACAATAAAGGAGATTATAACTATGGATGGAAATTATAGCTTAGCAGATATTGCCGCTGCTACTGGAAACGGTAGAAATAACGACGGCATGTTTGGTGGAGATGGCAGCTGGTGGATTATTGTTTTATTCATTTTTGCTTTCTTCGGATGGGGGAACAACGGCTGGGGTAATAATGGCAACGGCGGCGGATATATAGCCACAGCAGCTACTCAGGCAGACATTCAGAGAGGATTTGACAATTCCGCAGTAATCAGCAAGCTTGATGGAATCAATAACGGTCTCTGTGATGGATTTTACGCAGTGAACAACGGTATGCTTACCGGTTTTAATGGAATCAACACAAACATCATGCAGACCGGCTTTGGAATCCAGCAGGCAATCAATGCTGATACTGTAGCGAATATGCAGAACGCCAACGCTTTACAGGCACAGCTTGCGAACTGCTGTTGTGAAACCAGGGAAGCTATCCAGGGCGTAAACTACAATATGGCACAGAATACCTGCGCATTGCAGAACACAATGAACAGTAACACAAGAGACATTATTGACAGTCAGAATGCAGGAACAAGAGCCATTCTTGACTATCTTTGCAATGAAAAGATTTCTAGTCTGCAGGCTGAGAATAATGATCTCAGACGTGCTGCATCTCAGGATCGCCAGAGCGCACTTCTCACAACTGCAATGGCTTCTCAGACACAGCAGCTCATTAATGCAATCAATCCAGCACCGATTCCGGCATATCAGGTTCCTAACCCGAACACATATTACGGATGTGGATGCGGATGCAACACCGGATGCAATTGCTGATAACTTCATATCGAGAGTATCTTTCGATTGATTTCGGATGTCGGCTTATGCCGTTATTACACAGAGGGGCAGGCTGAGACCTGTCCTTTTGTGATATGAAAGGGGTAAAAATTATGGCAGAATTTACAAGTGTAGCTGCTCAGACTGTAGCAGCAAATGGAAACGTAGTATTTTCAAATACAGCAGTTAAGGGTTCTAACTGCATTCAGCACAGAGAGGGAAGCGGAATCATCACTCTAAGAGGACTGACTAACCAGTGTAAAGCGAGATTCTTCGTGGATTTTTCTGGTAATATCGCAATTCCAACAGGCGGTACTGTCGGAGCTATTTCTCTGGCAATTGCAATCTCTGGTGAGCCGGTTCTTTCTTCCCAGATGATTTCCACACCGGCAGCAGTAAATCAGTACAATAATGTGTCCTCTGGCATCTATATTGATGTGCCTCGCGGATGCTGCGTTAATATCGCGGTAGAAAACACAAGCGATCAGGCTATTTCTGTTGCGAACGCGAACATTGTTGTGACCAGAGAAGCGTAGGAGGTGTGATTATGAGAGATATTAAAGACTTATGTGCAAGAATCGAAGACGAGCTGTCCAAAATTGCTGATAATGGGCTGACCACTGGGAACTTGGAAATGACATACAAACTGATTGATATGTACAAAGATATCAAGAATACGCAGTACTGGGATAAGAAAGTAGAGTACTACAACACTGTCCTTGATGAGATGCGTGGCGGATACAATGACGATTACAGTGAACGTGGAAGAAAGCGTGACAGCATGGGGAGATACAGCTCAAATGATGGCAGAATGATGCCGGATTACGACAGGGGTAATTCTTATGCCAGAAGGGGTGAGCATTATGTTAGAGGACATTACAGCCGCTCTGATGGGCGAGATGCTTATGACGATTACATGACGCAGAAACAGAGCTATCGTTCCGGCAAGTCTGAAGACTGCAAAAGAAAGATGCTCGCCGCATTGGAAGAACATCTGGACGAACTTACAACAGAAATGAGTGATATGTCCAAGGATGCAGAGTGCCGGGAAGAACGTGATCTTGTCAAGAGATACGTAGAAAAACTCCGTGATATGCTCTAAAAACACAAAAGTGGTAGAGAGGTAGTTAAAAGAAATCTGTTATAATGTAATTGTGCAGCAGGAAGCACAAGTAAAACGGTTGTTTTTGACATTTTCGTTTTAATCCTCCTTTCTTTAATTTAGTAGCTGGTACGCACGCTTTAACGGAAAGTTGAACAGGTTCGAATCCTGTCGTGCGTATTTGCCATCTGGCACGCAAGATGGCTCACCTCCTTGATTAAGGTTTTTGTTATTCATACTTTTCTTTTAAAAAAGAAATAAATATCCGAAACAACTCGTGGCAGGCATGACACGTTAAACACCTTGCTAACCCGGGAATCCGGGTTATGTGGAATGTACGCTAGTGGAAAACTGACAGAGTCGCACTCTAGTCTCCGGTTCGATTCCGGGCATTCCGCTTTGATTCGGTTAGAATTATGCTGTTTGCTTGCAGGCGGTCTATGATTTGGCTGAATCGCAACATCATGATGCTGAAAAAAGGTTATTGCTGTAAAAATCCTAAAGGTGACAAACCTAAAAAGCATACCGAGGCCTTATGGTGAAAATCAGCTCAGTTGCGCTGTCAACTGGCCGTTAAAGGCGGCGCGGAATGTAGCTCAGGTGGAAGAGCGGAGAGCGCATAGCTCTTGACGTCGCAGGTTCGAATCCTGCCTTTCCGATTACCTCGCCAGTGGTCTAACTGGCTTAATCCATTTACCTGCGGCGGCAGGTCAATAAACACGACCAGGAGGATGTTATGCAGAAACTTATTGACACATTAAAATCGTTTGGAATTGAAATCCCGGAGGATAAACAGGCAGATGTGAAAAAGGCGCTCTCTGAGCATTACAAGAATGCAAAGGAAGTAGCAAAAACCCTGTTAAAAGTCGAGGGAGAACGAGATAACTGGAAAGAACGTGCCGAGACAGCAGAAGAAACCTTAAAAAGTTTTGACGGTATCGACCCGGCAAATGTTAAGACCGAGTTAGAGACTTGGAAACAGAAAGCGGCAGATGCAGAGAAAGAATTCAATGCAAAAATCTACGACCGTGATTTCTCAGATGCTCTGAAAGCGGCACTTGATGATGTTAAGTTTTCCAGTGAGGCGGCAAAGAAGTCTGTTATGGTGGACATCAAAGAAGCCGGATTAAAACTGAAAGACGGTAAAATTCTCGGATTAAATGACCTGATCGAACAGATGAAGCAGTCTGACGCATCCGCTTTTGTAGATGAATCTCAGCAGCAGGCTCAGCAGAATCAGGCAAGATTTACAACTCATGTTGGACAGCAGCAGACACCGGGAAGCATGACCAAGAAAGATATCGAAGCGATCAAAGACCCGTCCGAGAGACAGGCTGCAATCGCTCAGAATATCCAGTTATTCCAGTGATTTTTTACACCGACTATACGCCAGAGTATAGCCGCTAACTCAATACCTTAACAATTATGGGTAGAAAGGATTTTTTATGGCAGCAAAAGCTAATCTTATTATGAGTAATGATATTCAGGTCACAGCGCGTGAGATTGACTTTGTAACCAGATTCGAAAGAAACTGGCAGCACTTACGTGATATTCTGGGCATCATGAGACCTATCAAAAAACAGCCGGGTGCTGTACTCAAGTCCAAATACGCAGAGGGTACTTTGCAGAGCGGAAATGTTGGTGAGGGTGAGGAAATCCCTTACAGCAAGTTTACTGTAAAAGAAAAGAACTATGCGGAAATGACTATTGAGAAGTACGCAAAAGCTGTATCTATCGAAGCAATCAAGGATCACGGTTATGAGAACGCTGTTCAGATGACTGACGACGAGTTCCTTTTCCAGCTTCAGACTGATGTTACCGGCAGATTCTATGACTATCTGAAAACCGGTACACTTACTTCCACAGAAACTACATTCCAGATGGCTCTGGCAATGGCTAAAGGTCGTGTTGAGAACAAATTCAAGCAAATGCACAGAAATGTGACTGGCGTCGCTGGATTTGTCAATATTCTGGACGTATATGAATACCTCGGCGCGGCTGAGATTACTATTCAGAATCAGTTCGGTTTCCAGTATATGAAAGATTTCATGGGATTCAACACAATCTTCCTGTTATCTGACAGTGAGATTCCAAGAGGACAGGTTATTGCGACACCTGTTGAGAACATCGTTATGTACTATGTTGACCCGAACGAATCTGACTTTGCAAGAGCAGGTCTTGTATACACTGTATCTGGCGAGACAAACCTGATCGGATTCCACACTCAGGGTAACTACCACACAGCAGTGTCTGAAGCGTTTGCAGTAATGGGACTTACTCTTTTTGCGGAGTACATTGATGCAATCGCAGTAATCACCATTGATGAGACGCCAACACTTGGCACTCTGACAGTAAATTCCGTGGCTGGAACAGCAAGTGGCGATACAAAAATCACTGTAAATCCGGCTAAAGAAAATACCAACAACGTATATAAATACAAAGTTGCAACAGACGCAGTAACTGTTGGATATGGACAGAATCTCAGAAACTGGACTACATGGGACGGAAAAGCTGATATTAAGGCAGCAACCGGACAGAAGATTACAGTGGTTGAGTGTGATGGAACATACAAAGCACTGAACGCCGGAAGTGCAAGCGTAACAGCGAAATCATAAATGTAGGAGGTAACTGGCATGGCTTATGCAGATTATAAATTCTATACAGAATCATTCGGCAATGTCGTGCCAGAATCCGACTTTCCACGGCTGGCAGAAAGAGCCAGTGATTTTGTGGACACAATGACATTTGACAGGTTGGTGGATGGACTGCCAGAAAATGAACGCTCACAGAAGCGCATCAAAAAGGCGGTCTGTTCATTGGCTGAATTAATGTATCAGATTGAGCTTGCTGAAAAGAATGCTATCAATCAGGCATCGGCAAATGTAACCGACATAAATGTCGGGAACATCTCAACAGGCATTGTAACATCTGTATCTTCTGGCAGTGAATCCATCTCTTACGCAACACCTCAACAGATTGGGGCGAGTGCAAAAGAATGGAGCGCAGTATATGCCGCCGCCGGAGATGCGCAGAAAACGAACGACTTGCTCTTAAAGACAGCTTTACCGCTTCTGATGGGAGTAAGGACAGATGATGGAATACCAATTCTTTATGCGGGGGTGTGAGCATGAAATGCAGACAGTGTGGAAAAGAGCTTAAATCGCATTGGAGTACCGACATTTGTCTTGAGTGTTCAAGAGAAAACATGAAAAAGATATTCAGAGAAAACTCAGAAATAAAGCAGGCGTTCCACGAAACCATTGAAGAACTTAAAAAGCCTGAAAATATTGAGAAAATGGCTAAAAATACAGCTAATTTTATGAATGCTGTTCAGGCGTTAAGGGGTGATAAATGATGGACATTTCAACATTAGGCTCATGTATAGCAATCGTTATGATTTGCTACATTGTAGGAATGGGCTGTAAAGCATCAAAAAGAATCTCTGATGAATGGATTCCAGTAATCATGGCGGTTATTGGTGGCATTCTCGGAGCTGTCGGGATGGGAGTTATCCCGGACTTCCCGGCAACGGATTATATCACAGCGGTTGCGGTCGGTATGTTTAACGGATTATCGGCTACTGGCGTGAATCAGGTTATTAAGCAGACAACGCAGAAAGAATAATTAAGGAGAGGGTATCATGTATTCGTCTAAAATTACACTTTTCAACTATTACGAAAGTGCCACAACTAGAGATGCGTACTGGTATCCTCATGTTTTATCCGGCGTTGACCTGATTACGGACAAGGGAGCAATCCTTAAGAAGTACGGGCCAGACGCAACAGACAACGCGCAGTTACACATCCGCTATACTGTCCAGAATGGCGATATAACCATTACTGACAAGGATGGTAAGATTCTCCCATATGTACCGCCTAAGGAGTGGAAAAGACAGATTAACAACGCTCTGGAAGACACTATCACATTCTCAGATGAATCGTTCTTCTGGGAGGGTGAGTGGACTGGCAGAACGATAACTGACAGTGATTATCGAAATGGATTCTACCAGTACATGAATGAGAATAAGGATAACGTGTTCAAGATTACCAGTGTAGGTGGCCCATATACACTGATTCCGCACTTTGAAATTCTAGGTAAGTAATATGAGTAAAATTCATCATTTCAAAGGATTCTCCGTAGTTGATGGAGATATGAAAATCAAGCTGAATATGGACAGATTCTCCAGACAGTATCAAGAAGCTCAGTATCTCCTTGATGGAATGGTTATGGACAGTATGATAGAGTTTATGCCAATGATTTCGGGAGATTTTATTGACCGAACAAGAGTCAAAAGTACATCGATGCAAGGGACTGGATTTGTATGTGCGGCGGCAGAACCATATGGACGTTTTCTTTATTTTGGAAAAACCATGGTCGACCCCGCAACAGGTAGCACATGGGCAAGACACGATGCGGAAAAGGTTCTTGTGAGTCAGTATTCTGGCAAGACGAACGCAAAGGAGAATCTTCAATATACAAAATCACCGCATACTCAGGTACAAGCTAAATGGTTTGATGCCGCTAAACGGCAATACGGAGCTACATGGATTCGTAAAGTAAAAGCACAGGCAGGAGGTGGCAGACATGGCGGATAAGCCTATTGGAAAAGATGCAACTGGATATGAGATTCTGACAGATGCCATGAAAGTACTTCTGAACCAGTATCCAGGACTATATGAAAATGAAACAATCAAATTTGAGGAACTCGGCAAAGAATCCGGAATTGCGTTCTCAGCAGATAACGGAGCTTTAATCTATTCGGAAAAGGAAGATATATGCGGAACAATGCATCAGATATGCCAGTATCCATTTTATGTGGTTTACCGCACAGCATCCGATAAGGAACGGCAGAAGTTATCTGTTCAGAAGTTCCTAGATAATCTCGGTAAATGGATATGTCGAGAACCAGTTATTATAAATAGCGCTGAGACACGTTTATCTGCTTTTCCAGAGCTTTCACAGGGACGAGTGATAAAACGTATAACCCGTGATAATTCTTATGGCTTAGAGCCACAGGAGAGTGGCGTACAGGACTGGTTATTGCCATTATCGGTACGCTACGAAAATATTTATGAAGTAATGTAACGTAACAACCGGCTATCAATTGGAGATAGTCGCTAACCTACACAGCCTTTTAAAAGTTATAGGCAGAAAGGACATTTCTATGCCAGTTACAGGAAAAATAGACCGTAAATATATGGCTCATTACATTGATTCTGGTTCTCTTTGTGGAGGACTGACACCAAAATATGAGCGCCTTGGAAAAGATCTGGAAGAGTACAATATTGACCTCAATCCGGATACTGAAACATCTAAGAATATTCTTGGAGAATCCACATTTAAGCATAATGGCTACGAAGCTTCTTCTGATGCCGATCCATTCTATGCAGATACCACGTCTGATCTGTTCGAAAAGCTTCAGCAGATTGTGGACGAACGTCTTAAAGATGATAATCTGAAAACAAGTGCAGTTGAAGTACATCTCTGGAAAGAAGCAACAGCCGGTAAATACGAAGCATACAAGCAGGATTGCCATGTTGTGCCGACTTCCTACGGCGGTGATACATCCGGCTATCAGATTCCGTTCACAGTTAATTACGTTGGAGAGCGCGTCAAAGGTAAATTTGACATTACTTCCGGCTCATTTACAGCTGACAGCGAATAATTTTTAGGAGGACGTAGAAAATGGCAAAAACAATTAACACAAATATTGATGATGGATTTCTTCTTTTCACATTCACAAACAAGCAGGGCGAAGTGTTCTCCTCATTCAAACTGAACCCTACCGACATTAACGTTGCAGCAAGAGCGGAAGAATTGGAAACTTTCTTTGAACAGGCTCAGGAATCTGTTAAAAATGTTTCTTCTAGCAAAGAGATGGCGGAGATTAATAGACAGATTGAGGATAAAATCAATTATATGCTCGGATACGAAGCAGCTAAGGATTTATTTAAAGAACCAATCACAGCAACAACTGTTTTTGGAAATGGTCAGGTGTTCGCCTATATCGTTCTGGACAAAATCAATGAAGCACTTACTCCGGAAATTGAAAAGAGAAAGAAAAAAATGCAGGAAGCGGTCAATAAGTATACGGAGAAATACACAAAATGACCGCCTATGAGTTACCCACCTCACTAAATATCAGTGGGGTGGATTTTTCTATCAGAACGGATTTTCGAGCAATCATTGACATTCTCATTGCTATGAACGACCCGGAACTGGATGAGCAGGCAAAAGCAGTTGTTATGTTGCAGATTCTGTTCGAGGATTGGCAGAGTATACCGCCAGAGCACTTATCTGAAGCCTGTCAGAAAGCGTGTGAATTTATTGACTGCGGACAGGCTGATGACAACCCGAGCAGGCCAAAACCCCGTTTGATGGACTGGGAACAGGACGGAGACATGATCGTTCCGGCAGTAAACAAGGTTGCCGGTAAAGAAATCAGATCCATACCTTATATGCACTGGTGGACGTTCTTCGGGTACTTCATGGAATCTGGCGAATGTCTTTTTAATACCGTAGTTGGAATTCGTTCAAAAAAGGTAAAGGGCGAAAAGCTCGATAAATGGGAGAAGAAATTCTATCAAGAGAACAAGAATATTATTGATATAAAAACACGTCTCAGCGACGAGGAGCAAGCTTATAAAGATAAGCTGAATGAGATGTTGAACCTCAAATAGTTAGGAGGTGGACACATGGCTGCTGATGGCTCAGTCATTATTGATACCAGAATGGATACAACCGGTGTCCAGAACGGCGTGTCAGCAATCAAACAGTCATTTAATGGACTTGGCAGCGCAGTAAAAAAAATAGGCGTACTGATTGGCGGAGCGTTCGCGATTGGGAAACTGTCCCAGTTTGGGAAAGAGTGCATAGAACTTGGTTCTAATCTGGCAGAAGTGCAGAACGTGGTTGATGTTACATTTACAACCATGTCAGACAAAGTAAATGAATTTGCAAAGAACGCTATGACTTCAGCCGGACTGTCAGAGACAATGGCAAAAAGGTATGTCGGTACGTTCGGGGCAATGTCTAAGTCGTTCGGATTCTCAGAGTCGCAGGCTTATGACATGTCAACAGCTCTGACACAGCTGACTGGCGATGTAGCATCATTCTATAATATCAGTCAAGACTTGGCTTATATTAAGCTGAAATCAGTCTTTACAGGTGAAACAGAAACGCTCAAGGACCTCGGCGTGGTAATGACCCAGTCGGCACTTGACCAGTACGCACTGGCTAATGGCTATGGCAAGACTACATCTGAAATGACAGAGCAGGAGAAAGTGGCTCTTCGTCTGGCTTTTGTACAGAAACAGTTGTCTGCCGCATCTGGCGATTTCATCCGAACATCTGACAGTTGGGCGAACCAGGTGCGAGTGATGCAGTTACAGCTGCAATCTCTCAAAGCAACAGTCGGACAGGGATTAATCAACCTCTTTACTCCTGTTCTGAAAGTTATCAATATCTTGCTTGGAAAGCTTGCAACTCTGGCAAATGCTTTTAAGTCATTTACGGAATTGATTACCGGAAAGAAGTCATCAGGTCAAACAGGTGCGAGTGGCGCAGGTCTTGCCGGAACGGATGCAATAGCCGACACAGCCGATCAATACGGAGAAGCTGCCGATAATGCTGAAAAACTGGCAGATGCGACAAATAATACAGCGGATGCAACTAAGAAAGCCACTAAGGCCGCAAAGGGATATCTTAGCCCTTTGGACGAAATAAATAATTATTCAACGAACAAAAGTACGGGTTCATCATCAAAAGTGCCGGGCGCAACTGGCGGACTTCCAGATCAGATGAAGGATGCTGTACAAAATGTTGATTACGGAAAAGTGGCAGAGGGCGAGACGGTTCTTGATAAAATGTCAAAACCGCTAAAAAAGATAATCGACAGATTTAAACAGCTGGCCAAGTTAATCGCAAAAGGATTCTGGGATGGGTTAGGAGACTACGAGCCGATTTTTGACGGAATAAAAAAGGATCTTGATTCCATATGGAAATCTTTAAAGGATATCTTCACTGATCCGAAAGTTACCAAAGCAGCAAATATTTTTTTTGATTCATATGCATATGCAATTGGACAAATTGCCGGCTCGTTTGCCAGAATCGGATTAACAATTGCGCAAAACATTATAGGCGGAATTGAAAAGTTTTTAAAGCAGAACACGCAAAGAATAAAGAACTATCTGATAGATATGTTCAACATCGGTGCCGAAATTTCACAAATCGCAGGAAATCTTGCAGTTGCTTTCGCTGATGTTTTCTCAGTTTTTGGTGGAGAAACCGCACAGCAGATTACAGCGGATTTAATCGGAATCTTTGCTGAAATCGGAATGGTTCTTACAGAAACGGCTGCAAAACTTGGCAGAGATATCCTAAACATGATTGCGCAGCCTTTTATCGAGAACAAGGATATTTTGAAGTCAGCGATTGAAGGCAGCCTCGGAGTAATAGAAACCGTAACGAGTGGGGCCTTAACAGTTGTTCAAAACCTTAGTGACGCAATATCGAGGTTATATGATGAACATGTAAAACCGTTCTTTGATTCTATAGCAGATGGATTATCAAGCATATTTGGAACTCTGATAACCGGATATAATACATATATTCTTCCAGTGCTACAAGGACTGGCAGAACAGCTCAAAGGGCTGTTAGAGGGACCATTAGGGGACGCAATTTTAAAAATAGAAACATTCCTCGGAAAACTCATTGATTCTCTGAAACTTCTATGGGAGTCGGTATTAGTGCCTTTAATTAACTGGATAATCGCAAATTTGCTTCCGGTTGTGGCAAAGATAATTGATGTTGTAGGGACCACAGCAATAAAAGTTATAAAATCATTGATTAAAATAATTGGTGATGTAGCAGATACACTGAGCGGAATCATTGATTTTCTTGTCGGCGTTTTCACGGGAGACTGGGAACTGGCTTGGCAGGGAATAAAAGAGATTGCGGATGGAACATGGAATTTTATCAAAGATGTTGTGTCGGGTGCGTGGGAGATAATTAAAACCGTAACAAAAGGCGCGTTGAACATAATAAAGAGCATCATCAGCACTGTTTGGAATGCGATTAAAGCATTAACTTCAACAATCTGGAACGCAATCAAAAAGACACTTTCTGGCCTTTGGAACTCTCTTAAATCCACAGCCAGTACAGTATTTAATGCAATTAAAACAAAAGTTGCGAGCGTGTGGGATAGCGTAAAGAATAAAACATCTCAAGTATGGGAAAACGTAACTACATTTGTTTCTAATAAAGTAGAAGCGATAAAAAATGCTATCACTAATAAGTTTAATGCTGCCAGGGATGCGGTCAAATCAGCATTTGAAGGTATCGTGGACTTTATTAAAAGGCCGATTAATCAGGCAATCAGCATTGTTAATAATGCAGTTGGGATGATTAATAATGCAATTGGCGGAATTGAATCTGCATTTTCCTTTGGACCCTGGACTGTTCCAACACCGTTTGGCTCAAAGACTATCGGATTTCATGCAACATTTCCGCGCATCGGAACTATCCCGTATCTGGCCAGTGGTGCAGTTATTCCACCAAGGTCAGAATTCCTTGCAGTATTAGGCGATCAAAAGAAAGGAAATAACCTGGAAGCGCCGGAAAGCCTGTTGCGTCAGATCGTCCGGGAAGAGTCAGGGAAAAGACAGGGAGACGGAAATACTTACAATGTCACAGTCAATGCATCTGGCAGAAAACTATTAGACATTATCATTGATGAAGCAGAGCTTAGGAGACGCAGAAATGGCGGTCAGAATCCATTCTTGTTAGGAGGTGTGTAAATGGCACAGGAACAGTTTAAGATTGATGGGGTCATTATAAAGGCCCCTGACACATACAAGCCAGTGTTCGCAACTACATCAACGGAAAGTTCCAAAAGGAGTCAGGATTTAGTTATGCACAACACACCAATGGGAACCATTGCCGGATATGACATGGAATGGGGCGAACTTAAATGGGACGAGATTGCAACGATTCTCAACTCTATGATTAATAAAAGCCAGTTCACTTTTCATCATAAAGATCCTCGGACGCCCGGCGAATGGATTGACAAGACGTTCTATGCATCTAATTTCAATATGGCTGCGCAAACTCTGAAAGATGGGGAAGAAAAGTGGACAGATTTGTCTATTAATGTAAGGAGTATTCGACCGGTATGATTAATGTTACAAATCAGTTAAAGACGGAATCTCTCTTAAATAGCAACTATTATGTTACGGCGAATGCGGTGCTGCGTGATGGGACAATTTTAAGCCTGGGAAAAGAAGATTTCTACCTTGACGGAAACGGAATCGTAGATTCTTCTGATTCCGGGGATTTCCCTGTTGGTGTAGCAATTGAGAAAACAGCAACATTGGCACTGGTCAATGATGATGATAGGTTCTCTGACTACAACTTTGCCGGAGCACAGTTCACTCTATTTTTAAATTTGCAGCTGTCTGATAGATTGGAGACTATTCGCCGCGGCACATTCATCGTATCAAAAAAACCCGCCACGTCCGATGAGATTAATCTCACTTTGCTGGACTATATGAGTAAGGCAGAGACAGGATACAATACAAACCTTGTTTTCCCATGCTCTGTCAGAGAGGTTTTAGAAGATGCCTGTCAGCAGACCGGGATTGTGTTAGGTGACGCAACATTTAAAAACGCAGACTATCAGGTGCAGAAGAAACCGGAGAACACCACTTTTAGAGCAGTAATCGGTATGGTTGCAGCTTTGGCAGGTGGTAACGCTCGCATTGACGAGAACGATAATTTGCGAATTATCACTTTTGACGATGGTGTTGATACCATAACCTTGGAAACAATTCCATGGTATGACATTAACGGAAACACTATTCTTGACATTGATAGCAACGAGATTGAGACAATTCTCGAGCGAAAAGGATTTAAGCCAAATTTTATCAATAACCTTACCTATGATGTTGACGATGTAGTTGTTACTGGGGTCAAGTATACAGATAATGAGACGGAATACAAGTACGGTACAGACGGATATGTCATCACGATTGACAACAAGCTTCTGAGTGGCAATGAACAGACGGGTGTTGACCTGATCGGAAAAGAACTTGTTGGTATGAGATTAAGACCATTCTCTTGTGACAGCATAGCAATCGGATACGCCACATTTGGAGATAGAATTACATTTTCCGACATTAAAGGCAATATTTACTATTCATATCTGACAGATGTAGACTTCGCATTCTCTGGCAGTACAAGCTTCTCTTGTAATGCAAAGAGCATGGAAGATATTGACGCAGATTATCCCGACAGTATGCAGGTAGAGGTTGACAACATAAAGAAAGATTCTGAGAAAAAGATTACTGCCTATGATGCAAAATTAAAGCAGATGAACGAACTGGCGGCTAACACCCTTGGGTTTTATTATACGGAAGAAATTCAGGCAGACGGCTCGACGGTATCATATCGTCACGACAAACCTACGCTTGCTGATTCTAAAGTAATCTACAAGACGGGTGTTGATGGATTCTTCTTGTCAGTAGACGGAGGCCGGACTTGGAAAGCCGGATTTGACAGCAACGGTGATGCAGTGCTGAACATTCTGTATGCTATCGGCATTCAGTCTGACTGGATCAACACTAGGGGGTTCACGGCAAAAGACAATGACGGCAACATTACGTTCCGCATTGACGCAGAGACAGGGGCTGTCAATCTTAATGCTACAGAACTCACAATCAAAGGAAAAACACCTGAGAACGTGGCAAATGCTGAAGTTGAGAAATTCATTACAGAGGTGTATTCTCCACAGATTAAGGTTCTTCAGGAGCAGATTGACGGGCAGATAGAAGCATTCTTTGGAGACTATGTTCCTGATGGTAACAATGAACCGGCATCCACTTGGGCAGATGATACAACCAAAGAGAAACACTTAGGTGACCTGTTTTACATCGTAAACAACGAAGAATATGGTGGACAGGCTTACAGATATGCAAAGATTAACGGTGAATACAGGTGGGATTATGTAAAAGATACTGCGGTGGTCAAAGCTCTGGCTGATGCGGCGCAGGCACAAAACACAGCAAACGCAAAGAAGAGAATATTCGGAGTAGAGCCGGTGCCACCTTACGATATTGACGATCTATGGGTTCAGGGAAAGGCAGGGGACATTCTTAAGTGTCAAAAGGCAAAGGCAGAGGGCGCAAGCTATGACGCCGATGACTGGGTGAGAGCATCTAAGTATACAGATGATTCAGCAGTTACAGCCTTTATCAAGGGCGTTTTTGCTGATACGATTGAAAGCCTCCAAGAGCAACTTGATGGCAAGATTCAGACCTGGAGCCAGGATACAGACCCGGCGCTTGAATGGACAGAAACAGAAGAGATTCCGTGGACAGATGTTGATGGCAATTCCATTCTGGACGTAGGCGGAAATGAGATTTTAATTGTTTGGGAAAAAGGTAAATATATCCACAAAGGAGACCTTTGGCAGAATACCGCCAATAACGCTAACACGCGCTGGCGGTGGGACGGAAATGAATGGGTCGAACAGAAAGTCCCAGATTATCTGTTTGATAAGATTGATGGGAAAGCGGCAGTTTATTTTGAACAGCCTAAGCCACCATACAACATGGGGGATTTCTGGGTCACATCAAAAGCAGACGGCGAAGCTTCTATTAAAACAGCGGTTAGAAGTCGGTCGGATGGTGCATTTACCGATACTGACTGGATTGATTTCAAATATGTGGACAAAACCGATATTGATAATGCAGTCAAAGAGTATGACACAAGTCTTGGACAGAATGAAGTCTTTAATAAGCTAACAAACGGTGGCGAAGATCAGGGAATTTATATACAGGACAAGAAACTGTATATAAATGCAAATTACATCCTTGCAGGCGTTTTGGCAGGCAAATTTATCAATGCAAAAGGGATTAAGGTTATTGATAAGGACAACCAAACAACCTTATACATTGATGATAACGGGAAAGTTCATATTCTTGCCACCGAATTTTCTTTGCAGGGCAAGAGCGTATCCGATATTGCCACGGATGCAGCTACGGAAGAAGCGAAGAAATATAAGACTCTAAATGTAACATTATCGAATGAGTATCAGGGTATTCCAACGGATGTGGAAGGCAATTACACAGCATTCCCTGAGTGCAAAACGACGGTGACGGCGTTGTATGGCGATGAGAATGTTACAAACAGCGCAACTATAACGTTTACTGCCGGAAGCGGGGTTACGGGTTCAAAATCAGGAGCAACATATACAGTAACGGCACTTTCATCTGATACAGGAATTATTACGGTGTCAGTTTCTTATAATAATCTCTCTGTTGAGAAGCAGTTTGCAATTGCAAAACAGAAACAGGGTATTCAGGGATTACAGGGTATTCAGGGAATAAATGGAAAAGACGGAATAAGCGGAAAAGACGGTCAGGACGGAAAGACATCTTATTTTCATATCAAATATAGTTCTGTTGCAAACCCGACTTCTTCCAGTCAGATGAGTGAAACGCCAAGTACCTATATTGGCACTTATGTGGACTATACAGAAGCGGATAGCGACGACCCTGGCAAATACACATGGAGTCGATTTGAAGGCAAGGACGGGGCACAAGGAATCCCTGGAACAAATGGAGATAACGGGCAAACATCTTATCTCCATATTGCTTATGCGACCAGTTCTGACGGAAAAACAGGTTTCTCAGTGTCTGATAGCGCAGGCAAGACTTACATCGGGCAGTATACCGATTTTAAAGAGAATGATTCTACAAATCCAAGTGATTACAGCTGGACGAAGATAAAAGGCGATACTGGAAACGGTGTATCTGTAATTGCACAACATTACCTTGCTTCTTCAAGTTCATCAGGTGTGACAACATCCACATCAGGTTGGACGGAATCCGTGCAGACACCAACATCATCTAAAAGATATTTGTGGAATTATCAGACAACCACATACACGGACGGAACGAGTGTGAACACTACTCCGCATGTTATCGGTGTATATGGAGAAAAAGGTGATGATGGCAAAGACGCGTCAGATATGACCCAGTTGGATATTTTTAACAAATTGACCAATAACGGTCAGACTCAAGGAATTTATTTATATAATCAAAAGTTATATATTAATGCCGATTATATTGATACAGGTTCCTTGGCAGGATGGGAAGTTGGATATAGAAAGCTTTCAGCAAACGGCACGTATGGAGAAGTAACGCTAGACGCTTCAGCTGGGGAAATCTATTCAGAGACGAATACAGGAGTATATGTGCCAGGGTACGGCACATTGTATGGAACGCGAATTAGAGGAATCAATCTTTATACAGGAACCGTACACGCAAGCTCAGTCTCGGTTAATACCAGTGTTTCGGCGGACAGCGTTTCAGCATCAAAAAAAGTTAAAGCGGGCACACACGTAGAAGCCAGTGGACATTTCTATAGCGTCGGAACGGGCACTGACCTTGCAGATTTGAGTGTGCGCGGAACAAAGAAAAGGATTCTTTCGACAAAGGACTATGGCACACAGGCATTTTATTGTTACGAAATGGCATCCCCCATGTTTGGAGACATCGGAGAAGCATCCATATCGGAAGATGGCACATGTCTGATAGACATAGACGACATTTTTCAAGAATCTACCAATGTGGGGATTGAATATTATGTTTTCTTGCAAAAGGAAGGAGATGGAGATTGTTGGGTAGATAAAAAGGAACAGACGTATTTTATTGTTAAAGGTACTCCGGGACTTAAATTTGCATTCGAAATTAAAGCACGACAAGCTGACTATGAGCATATGCGGTTTGCCGATGCGAGTGAAACAGCTTACGACAGGGCGATAGATACAGACATGCCAGAGCCAGACTACAGTAAAAGCTTTGAAGTATCAGAACCAGATTACGAAAAGGAACTCCTTAATGATAGGGAAAATATTATTGACGAAATGGGGAAAATATAATGAAGAAAATTCTTACAAGTTTTATGAATCTTAGCACAGGAGAGGGAAGCCGTATTGCTTACACCTATTCCGAGGTAAACGAGGAAACAGGAGAGGTTGTCAGCCAGAATAATAAAGGCAATTTCCTTGTGATGAATGACGATGTACAGTCTCATCTTGATGCAGTCAAAAAATATATCAGGGATAAATATTTAGTATAAGGAGGAAGTAGTCATGCCAAAATGGACAGATTACACGACAAAAACAAGCCCTGCAGACAAAGACGAGATGATGATTCTTGATACCGCAGGCAAGGCAAACAAACGTCTTGGTTTGTCGGTGTTGTCGGATTTTATTGAAAATAAAATAATGGGTAGAAGATTTGATAATTTAAACACTACTGACAAAACTGTTTTGGGGGCTATCAATGAGGTTGACAGCAATGGGAAACAGTTAAAACAGAGGGTTGATAATATATTAAATTTACCTGATGGTTCAACCACGGCAGACGCTGAACTTGCTGATATTCGAGTTGGTGCGAATGGAGTTACTTATTCTAGTGCAGGCGAAGCTGTACGCGAACAATTTAAAGGCAATGACGAAAAGATTAATTCATTAAAGGAAGATTTAGATAATTTTAGATTTTATGAGTCTAATGGTTTTTTTAAGTTTGTTTCTAATTGGCACAACGGAGATGTAAATAGTGCTGGCGAATTTGTGAATTCGAAATCTACAAGACGAAGTGACAAAGTTGAAGCGTCGTTACTTAAATGCGTTGAAATTATAACGCATAATCACAATGGATGTAGTGTTAGAGAGTGGGATATTAACGGGAGATATTTAGGCTCATCATGGGTTGCATCAAGCGAAAACATTGAAAGTAGAACGGACACGTTTGATTTCAAAAACGATACGGCATATATTGCATTTACAATAACAGGCTCAACCAATTATAATGCCAATGAGAATAATGTTGATATTAAAATATTTATTGATGATTATTTCTTAAATGATAAAAGTTTACAAAAAGCATTAAAAATCAAAAAGGGCTTTGTGTCACCAGTCGCCGATTTTGGCGCATATGGAGATGGATTACACGATGACACAGAAGCTTTACAAAATTGCTTAAAATTTTGCATTGAAAATAGCGTTTCCCTAAAATGTGAGAAGGCATACCAATTTATGATCACAAATACGCTTGAGCTTATTGGCATTGATAATTCTTACACAACTGGAGAAAGCGAAAATATTGTCCGAACATTCAAAACTATAAATGCTGAATTTGATTTTAATGGTTCAACAATCTTGGCATATGGCAATTTCGCAGAATCATCACACATAGCATTGTATGAAGGTGAAGAAATTCCTAGTGTATTGTATATTAAATCAACAAATCTTTATGATATGCACTTTGAAATAAAAAATCTTTTTATTGATGCTCGGAAAATCAATTGTGTTTGCGTCTATGCGGATGAATTAAAAAAATCAACATTTAGAAATATTACAATTAAACATTTAGCGAAAATTGGTATATATATTGAAAACAATTGCGGTGGCATAATGTTTTACGATACACAGATGATTGCGAATAAGAAAAAAGCAATTGGTTTCTGGAATGCATCAAGTGATTGCTATTTCGATGGGATATATATGGTTGATGTAACTTATGGAATGGTTTTATCTGCGTCTTATAGTAATATTAAAAAATTTCATCCATTTATTCTTACACCCTCATTTATATTGGGTTCTGTGATGTTTAAGTTATTAAGTAGAAATGCGAGCGGTAAATATGTTGGTGAATCTACAATTATTTTAGATCAGTGCTACGCAGATACATACAATGTTGTATTCGATGTGTCATCGCACATTGGGCATAGAATCATTTCAACTGGAATGACATACATAAATAATACTCAGATTTTAAATAATTTGTTCGGAAAAGACACTCCAAGTAAAATGGTTTGCGTGTTTACGGGGGAAAATGAAGGCTATGCCAATAAAGTTAAACTTTCATCGAATTATATGTCAGGATATAAAAAAGATGATAATGTTTACACATATTTGTGCGATTCAGCAGGAGATGAATCAATAATTGATGATATGTCAGTTATATCCAATGTCAATTACAATAATGGCGAATTGATTAACTAAAGAGGGCTTTAGTTAATCTTTGTCGAACAAAAAATGTCTAAAATAGAATAAAAAAAATACCCTTTTACGGGGCACTGTTTAACCTTATCCGGCAGGCAATCACCTGTCGGATTTTTAAATTGGTACAGAGATGCCTTAACGCTAAATGCTATAATCAGAATTAGGTAAGAATCTTTGCGAGAGGAGCGGGCAACATGACAACTGAACAAAAGAACGTCCTGAGAAAGATTATTTATGCGGTCGAAACCGGCGGGCAGGTCTATGGACAGCAGGATTATTCGGACTTCACGGAAGCCTACACCAATTCTTCTGAAGAACACGCAATCACAATCGGGGCAGGACAGTGGTACGCAACTGAAGCACAAACGCTTTTGAAACGGATTCATGATGCAGATACGGAAGCATGGAACCGACTGGATAATATCGGGTTTTGGGAGCAGGTGCAGGAGGCGGACTGGTCTTGTTTTAACATTTCCAGAAACAGTCAGTTCGCAAATTTAATCGTTCAGCTTATATCGTCCAGAATCGGCGTTAAATGCCAAGATAGCCTTATGGATGAACAATTAGCCACCTATGCAGAAGAAGCCCTTAAAATGGGCGTCACGGACGCTAGAGGGCAAGCTATGTGCGTGAACTTCAGACACCAAGGCGGACTAGGGGCAGTAACGAGGATTCTGGCGAAGTCTCAGAAGCCATATGTGCTCGATAATCTCTATGCAGCCTGCCAGACCGATACAGGGAACCAAGTTGGGGCATATAAGAGCAGACAGAAGTTTGTTTACGATGCATTAAAGACATATTTTCCAGAAAGTGAGGAAACAGGTATGAACGCAATTGACAAATTAATCCAGATCGCAAAGAATGAAGTTGGATATCTTGAAAAAGCAAGCAATAGCCAGCTTGACAGCAAGACAGCAAACGCCGGGGAAAATAATTATACAAAATATTGGAGAGATGTAAAGCCATCTTATCAAGGACAGCCATGGTGTGCCGGCTTTGTGAGTTGGTGCTTCATGAAAGCTTTTGGACAGGAGAAAGCAAAGGAACTCTTAAAACACTGGCCTTATGTATACTGTCCGACAATGGCGGATTTATTTACTTTGAACAGCAATCCAAAAGTTGGGGATATTGTTATTTTTTATCGAAATGGCACATTTACACACACCGGAATCGTAATAAAAGTGTCAGGAGATCGGTTCTGGACAGTCGAAGGAAACACTTCTGGCGGCTCTACAATTATCGCAAATGGCGGTGGCGTGTGCCAGAAAAGCTACTACAACAGCAACCTCCCGGGAACAAAATTCTGCACTCCAAACTACAGTTTAGTTAAAAATACAGCATCAACTTCGGACTCTGATGTAGTCAAAAAGCAGAACGCAAGAGCCTACATTGCGCAGATTAAAAAAGACACAAAATGTTATACAAAATCAAACAAAAATAGCCCATCTAAACTGTTTCCGAAGCTGAAAAAAGGTGCAGTTGTAGAGGTTATGAAGTACACAGAAACAGACAGCGCCGGGCTAAAATGGTACTTTGTCAGAATCCCGTACCCGAATGATGATGGGTTCGTATTTGAGTTTGTCCCAAAGGGCGTATTTACCAGAATTTCAGAAATTCATAAATAAAAACTCCCGGGGATAGTACCCCGGGAATCATGCTTCTTATAACATATTGTATCATTTCGTTTTGTAAATCCTATTAGTTCGTTGGACACACGTTAGTCACAAATAAAAAAATCATTTCCTAATTGAATATCCTCTAAAGTACTGTATTTAAAGGACTTTCTGACATTTGCATAGTTCTAATTAATATCCTGATTGAATACAATTAGAATAATGAAAATGAAATGAGTGAATTCCTTGTAAAATCGCTGAGAATGTTGATTTTACAAGGGTTTCACGCGTTTTTATGTTCTGAATTGCGATGAATAAAATTGATAAAATAAGATTCCGTTAGTCACAGTTAGTCACAAATGGGACTTTTATTTTCTCAATCTCTATACGGAGTTCTTCCAATGTCCGGTGACCGTAAACGGCGTTTGTAACATCACCGCCGAATGAATGGCCGAGCATCCGTTTTCGGTCGTTCTCCCGGACGCCGTATTTTTCGCACAGCGCAGAAAAGGTGTGTCGACAATCGTGCGGCGTGTGCTTCGGATCACCGACTATTCCTAAGCGTTCCAGTGTAGGATAGAACAACGCTTTTCTGTGATGCTGCTGAGTATATACGCATAGTTTTCCATCTTGTGTCAGTACTTTCTGTTCGACAAAATGGTATATAGCGGGATGTATCGGGACAATTCTGTTTTTACCGGCTTTTGTTTTGATGCCGCCTTGAAAGTATCCTTCTTCTAAGTTGGTTGTAAGTTTTAACACTTCACCGATTCTCCAGCCGGAGTAACACATAATAAGAATGAGCTGCACTTCTGGATCGTTGGCATTATTCCACAGCACTTGCATTTCCTGATCAGAAAAGGGCGTTCCATGTTCGGTGTCATTATCAGCATTGACATGGACATATAACGCCTTGTTTTCCGTTACAATTTCTGAGTAAACGGCATATTTATACATCTGCTTGAACAGTGTAAGAATTGCCATAAGACTCTGACGCTTTAACGGGCAGTCATCAATTACCTTTTGCAGATCAGGCGCTTTTAAATCCTCAAAGATACGGTTATACAAAGCTGTGCAGTTCGAGTAAGCGGTCTGGTAAGCTATTTTTGAACTATAAGAAAGTTTTGAACCCTCTGGAAATTTCCATGCGTAAAACTTCTTATATACCTCTGAAAACGTCAATTTCTTGATTTCCGGGTGTTTATCCTCGACACCCTTGATTGTATTGTAGTCAGCAATTAAACGAGTAACGAGGGTATCTATGTCCGTTGTAGGTGATATCTCAAGGTCTCGTTCCATCCCTGGCTGATATGTTCCTGCCTTGTATGCGGTCAGTACAGTAAATCCTTTAATCCAGTCGTCTACATAGCAGATTGCAGGCGGTCGGACGGGCTTTCCAGTCTTTTTATCCAGTACTGCCGGAGGATGGACCGCAAATGGATTCCTGCGGTTGCCGCCCAGGTGCCGTATTGTTCCGAAACTGTTAGGGAGTTTCGGGTATTTCTTTCTTTTCTTCGCCATTTTTATTCCCTCTTTCTGTAGCTGTATTTAGGTATAAAAATAACAGCCGAACAAATTTTCTGTCTTGTTCGACTGCTCCGAAGATGATACAATATGTTTTGCCAGAATATTACATTTCTTCGGAGATGTATAAACGCCGCCTCGGTACGCCAATGCCGGGGTGGTTTTTATATTTAATTAACGGTTACATTGAATATGGCTGAATATTTGTCTGAGTCTGAATATCCATTGTCTGAATATTGGTCAATATAGATTTTGAAATTTCCTTTGTGGTTTACACCAATACATTCCTGCGCGTGACATTTAGCACCTACTGGAATCTCTTCAGGGTAATAAGTTGGCGAATTTGGATAAGTGTATCCGGTGTATCCCTGAGAATCAATATATTTGTATAATCCCAAAGACATATATAGACCGTCAAAATCTGAAGAATAGTACCCAATGTTTTCATAGGTGTAATCTACTAAATATACAGCTGCCGGATTGGTGCTTGAATAAGGGTTTCTTTCACTCATTTCAGTAACTGAATTGATTGTGAATTTCCATTGTCCCGGAACTGTCCAAGTCTGTCCCATGTTGTATGTTTGAACTGATGGTCTCGGAGCTGGTGTAGGCTGCACATAAGGTTTTATGACATTTACAGTGGTTACGAATTCCATTGTTGATACTTTTCCTGTTATGGTTGCGCAACCGACTGATTTACCATAAATCTTTCCGCCAGATGTTATTGATACAATGGATGGATTGGAAGAAGTCCATTTGACTTTTTGCTTTGTGCCGCTGATCTTGAACTGATATGATTTGCCTAAGTCAATAACAGAAATGAATTGTTTCCACTTCGGAACTTCTGATGTGAGTTTGCATTTATAAACAGTTCTTCCTTTTTTGGCAGTGATTACAGCAGTTCCTTTTTTCTTTGCAGTTACAACGCCTGAAGATGAGACGGAAATACATTTCTTGTTAGAACTTGTCCATTTGTATCCTTTTCCCGGCCCTTTGAATTTAGCCTTTTCTGATTTTAAAATGTATGCAGTTACTGTTTTGCCTTTTTTCAAAGTGATCGGGGTTCGGTATGAATAGTATGTAGGTACTATGTTCGGACTTCCTCCGGTATTGGTTCCGTCCCCGAACTCACTTGCCATCGCCGGTATGCTGCATAATAGCAAGCATAGCATGAGCAAAAGTGAAATTACTTTTGAAAATCGTTTCTTCTTCATAAAATCCCTCCTATCATATGATTTTCGACACGCTTCGCACTTTTCATGCGGATTATGTATTTTGTACCGCTGATTTTGCAATATTATGTAAAGTACGGTTATTCGTGGTATTTTTATTTTATCATTTTGAGAGCATATTGTAAAGATTTAGAATGAAATAGAGTGATTTAGATGGAAAAGAAATGTTTTTTTTCTATAAAATAGTGAGAGTTCATGTATATCATTGGCAGTTGCCAAGAGTCGGAATAGGTGGTATAATAGTAAAAGCGAACTAATGTTCGGTTCTATTTCCCACAGCCGGACATATACTGTAGTGTAGGCGGTAGTTGCGACAGGGAGGGTTATTTATGGATTATAAGAAGGAAATTATTGAGATGGTTGAAAAATGTGATAATGAGGGCAAGTTAAAATTTGTCTATACGATTCTTATCAAATATCTAAAATCAAAGAAGCAAGGGGATTAACCCTTGCTCTTTTTGTTTAATGATGAAACTATTTGTTTTATTGCTTTCTTATCTTCTTTATCGAGTGCTTTATATTCCTCGATAAAGTCTAAGACGTCAGGTTCTGACATAAGGTTTCCAATTATGGTTGCATAATCGTCATCGCTTTTAGAACCCACGAGATATGTCGGTGTTACTTCCAGAGCGCCGCATAGAAGTTCGATAGTGTCCATATCTGGTTTGCACTTATCTTTTTCCCAGTCACTAATTGAATTGTGTTTTACATTGATTTTTTCTGCGAGTTGTTTCTGAGTTAATTTCTTTGCTGTTCTGGCTTGCTTGATTTTCTCGCCAAATGTCATTATCGATTTCCTCCTTTCATGATTAATAATAATATAGAAATTTCGAACTGTCAATAAAATAATTTCGATTTTCTCGAAATTTATTCTTGACATTCGAACATTTCGAAGTTATACTATAATTGTTCGATAGGAACGAAACTTAAATAGAAAGGAGAATTGAAAATGTGTGTTGGTAAAAAAATCAAGTCATACCTTGAGAATAACGGCATAACACAGACATTCGTTGCCAACAAAACTGGTATTCCTGTTCAGAAGCTCAATCTTTCTCTCAATGGAAATCGCAAATTAGATTTCGATGAATACGAATTAATTTGTGGAGCATTATCTGTTGGAACCGATAAGTTTCTTGAACCAAGGTTGCCAGAACGGAAGGGAGCTGATTGATTGAAACGTAAGGAGGTGAGAATACATGAAAGAAAAAACAGTTGCAGGACTTACAGACTATGCTTTAGAGATGCTTGGATATGATAAAGAAAAGATTCTCAAGGCAGTAGAAAATTGCGTAATGGCAATGGGAGAATTGACAATCGCAGAAAGCCAAGTTGCCCGTAAGCATCTGGACTCTGTTATGGAAGAAATGTATAAGCGGAGTCCAGACACCTTAATAAATACTATTCAGCCTCGTTTATAATCTTATTTTCATGAACGACAAAATTATAAGCATAGTTATAGGCTTGTACATACTGGTTGGACAGTGACAGTACATCAGAAGAATCAACTTCATCTTCACTGTGCAATTTGGTAACCTGTGCAGTCGCTTTGATATAAGCTGAAGCAATATTATGTGCAGCCAATTCAGGATTCACAGTACGAATCTTAGCAAGTTCACAGTGGCTTAATCCAAAATTGTCAAACATAGTAGCGTCCTCCTTTCCTCAATACTCAGCATGCCAGTGCCTGTACTTACAGGATAGGAGAACAAATATAAAAAGTCAAGGTAGGGAGGTGAAAACAATGGACGCATTACAATTTAACAAAGCCGTCAGTCGGCACTGCGAAGAATCTGGTGGAGACTGTTGCAAATGTGACCTACGGCTTTACTGTTACTTATCGCCAAGTGAGCGACCGGATGAGTTAGTGAGCCTGGTTATTGATTTTTTGCATAACCACATTGAAAACCATGGTCATTATACCCATCACAGCGCGGCTTCATTTCCGTGTATTGATGATATGGACATGAGCACCGCAGTAGGCGGCGACTGTTACCAGAAACCTCATACTCTTCACAAACGTTCACATGCTTGTGAATCTTGTGGCAGTGATACAGTCGAGTGATTGTTTCAACCATATAATTCTCCTTTCTCCGTACTCGGCATGGAGGTGCCTGTAAGTACATTATAGGTAGGAGAAAAGAAAAAAAACAATAGAAAGGAGCAAATTATGAGTAAAATTTTCATTCCACATGAGCTTAAAACCATCGAAGTTGACACAGAGAAAAAAATCTTCCGCATCAACGGAGAGGATTTCGGACATGAATGTACAGGTTTTATGATTTCCTGCACACCGGATGATTTCCGTATTGATATGGAAGTGGACACGACCGTACACTTTGCAAGCTATTCCAACAAAGGAAAATTAAGAGAACAGGGAGCATATAAAGCAGAAGTTCCTTTAGTTGAGTCTCGCAGAGCACCGTAAGCTTCCAGAAGATAAAAACATTGTATTCTGGGATATATGGACGGAGTTATTGATTGCAGTAATTCTGACCAGAAAAAAGAAGAAAACAAGAAAGGAGCATGAAATGAGCGAAGTTGATACTTACATCAAAGAAAGCGCAGAAGTTCATCAGTTCGCCGCAGAGGTTGCGAGAATCATATCTGGTATCCCACAGATGCCAGAGTTCTCAAACGAGCGCCTGACAGTATCAGACGTGAGCAAGATGACAGGCATTCCTACACCATCTGTCAGAGCAGGAATCATCTATGGATGGTTTCCTATCGGCACGGCGTATCGTGGGAACAAAGTGATTCACGACAGAAAAGGTTCTGGCAGAATAGAATTTGTTATCTCTCCAAGAAAGCTCTGGGAAGAAACAGGATATGTCTGGAGAGGGAAAGAAGCATTGAAGTGATAGTGCCCCGGAGGGAGCTGATACCTCCGCCCCGGAGCGTTGCACCCACTAAAATCGCGCTTTAGTAGGTACAGGTTAATTATAACTTCGTATCTGCTAATTGTAAATACCAAAAAAGGAGAAATTAGCACGATATGAGCAGAAATAGCACAAATAAATGTGAAAATGTTCCGACATGGGACGAACTTGAGTTCATTCTTGCGACAGAAATTGTCGAAGAAAGTAGAAAAAAAGTAAGAAAATGGTTTATTGCATGGTTGGTCACAACTGCCGCACTGGTAGCCAGCAACCTTGCATGGATTATGGGAGAAATGAAATGAAAGAGTATATGCTAATTGCTGTTTGTATGCTTGCCGGGAAATATGTGGACATACCTATTTGGCTGAACATCTTTTTTGGCATCTCGGCAGCATGGGCAGTGCGCCAGATGAAAGCAGACTGGCGGTAGGAAATAAGGAGGATAAGAAGATGTTCGAGAAAGAGATTGATGAAATTTATGAACTTTGTAAAAGAGTTGCGAATGAAGTTCCGACAGCAAGTGTCTCATTCAATTATTCAATTTATGGATTGAAAGCATGTGGACTCAAGAGAAAAGAAGACGCTGGCCTTCCTTACGGCAAATTCAAGTGGGATTTGTACCAAGACGTATCTTTTAATCCATTTTACGAGAAAGAAAGTCGTGAAAAGCTCAACAAAATCAAAGCTTTCTTACTGGAACTTCTGATAGATGGGAAGTGTCCAAATGAGTAAACAGATAGCAATTATGAAGCTTCTTCCCAGTCTGGAGATAGCAGGATGTATTAACGAATTGCTCAGAGAGCTTCAGTCCAGAGGGGATCACATATTGGATTATGAAAACTGCGATATGTCACTGGACCATATCGAATACCACAAAGCCGAAGATATCGACGGAGAGAAGTTCGGAGATGCATCAGATAACCTTTATTGCTTTTTTAAGGCGGTGTAAGTATGGATGAACGCATTCAGGAAGTGTTGAGATTAATCGACATACAACTTGCCACAGTCCCGGATAATCCCATTGAAGAATCATACAAGGCAAGAACATTGGCGAACTATGTACAGGCTCTAAATGGGCTTTTAACGACTCAGAAATCGTATAAGGAGGAAAGTATCAATGGATAAGAGAAAGATTGTCAGAATGCTTTTAGAAGCAGAAGATTCAGCTATGAAAGCCTATAATGAATTTTCTTCAAGAAAGAATTTTACAGTTAGTAATGTTTACAATGGAATAAAAATCGAGCTTTCAATTTGTCCTGAAAATTGTAGAGAAGATGAAGATTTTGAGGAAGTGCCAGTAATATGTGATATCAGCCCCAAAATCAGCAAAACAATAATAGAAATAATTGGCATGAAGATAACATTGGAAAATGAAGAGAAATACAATGATTTAGTTTATTTTGGTTCAGAAATGAATATGGGCGAACGCTTAGATGCGTTATTCGCTTTATCAGAAGAGGAGGACGCTAATGAGCGAATTTGAAATCCGTATTCCGGCAAGGAAGAAGCAACCGGCAACCGATAAGGATAACCCGGTTGTGAAAGTATCAACAGGTGCTTACAATGCACTGGTTGAAATCTATAACGAATCAACCTTATCAATGAAAGATATCGCAAGTTTGCTGATTATTGAAGGAAGCAAACATGTGGTTTATGACAAGGAGGAATAGAAGTGAATATATATGAGAAGTTAGGTATTATTCAGTCAAAGCTGAAAGCCCCTAAAGGACAGTACAATTCCTTCGGGAAATACAAATACAGAAGCTGCGAGGATATTCTGGAGGCTGTAAAACCGCTTCTGACAGAAACAAAGACTGTGTTAAGCGTCACAGATTGTATGGAAGTTGTCGGGGATAGAATATATGTCAGAGCAGAAGCTCATTTGAACGACTGCGAAGATACTGGCGAGATTACAACTGTTGCTTATGCAAGAGAAGAAGAGTCAAAAAAAGGCATGGATTCTTCCCAGGTTACAGGCGCAGCGTCATCTTATGCAAGAAAGTATGCACTGAATGGTTTGTTCTGCATTGATGATAACAAAGACAGTGATTCTACTAATACAGGTAACAGCGGAAAAACAGCAGCTAAAAAGTCAGAATTAAAAGAACCTGTTGAGATGATTACTTCAGAAAATGTAATGAGCATCCAGAACATCATTGACAAATATTCGAGTTCTAACTTGTTTGAACAGATTAAAACTCGTTTCAAGGTAGACGATGTGAAAGGACTCACGAAAGAAAAAGGGCAAAAATGTCTCAAAATGTTGATTGAGTACGATAAACAGCATAGTGGAAAGGAATAAAAAAATGAACAAAGTTATTCTTACAGGACGATTTACAAGAGATCCAGAAGTCAGATATACAAATGATGGAACATCAATCGCAAGATTTTCCGTTGCAGTCAATAGAAGATTTGTAAAAGAGGGTTCTGATCAGAAAGCGGGCTTTCTTAATTGTGTTGCATTTGGAAGGTCTGCTGAATTTATCGAAAAATATTTCAGAAAAGGTATGAAAGCAGATTTATCTGGAAGAATCCAGACAGGATCCTATACGAATAAAGACGGCGTGAAGGTATATACAACAGATATTGTTGTCGAGGAAATCGAATTCGGCGAAAGTAAAGGTTCTTCACAGGCACAGACAGCCTCACCTACACCGAATCCAGAAGCCGACCCGGACGGCTTTATGAGCATTCCTGATGGAATTGATGAGGGGATGCCATTTAATTGATACAAATTGATAGCAGAGAACATCAGAAAGTTATTGATGGCATTAAGAAAGCATTTGATGCAGCAGGAGAAAAATGGTTCGTGTCAAAGCTCTACGTCGGGGATTACATGAATTATGACAACCCTCGACTGGTTGTTGACCGAAAGCAAAATCTTTCTGAATTATGTGGGAATGTATGCCAACAGCATGAAAGATTCCGATCTGAAATTATCCGGGCAAATGAAGCAGGAATAAAACTTGTCTTCTTATGCGAACACGGGAAAGGAATCGAAAAGCTGGACGATGTTCTCTGGTGGGAGAATCCCAGGGCGAAGAAGCGGGTTAAGAAAAATGGTATCTGGATTGAGCAAGAACAGAAAGTTATACACGGCGATACGCTGTACAAAATTCTATGCACAATGCAGAGAAAATATGGCGTTGAGTTCCTATTTTGTGACAAGAAAAATACTGGAAAACGAATAATGGAGATTCTGTCGGATGGACAAAGAAACAATTAAACAGCAGAACAGTATGAGAGATGTTCTTGCCAGATACGGAATGATTCCGAACAGAGCTGGCTTTATCAGCTGCCCATTCCATTCCGGTGACCGTACTGCTTCAATGAAAATTTACAAAGACAGCTACTATTGCTTCGGATGTGGCGCGACAGGAGATATTTTTACTTTCGTTCAGAATATGGATAATTGCGATTTTAAGACAGCCTTTCAGATTCTTGGCGGAACATACCATAAACCTGATTTTTCGTCCAGAATGGCAATATATCACGCTCAGAAGCAAAAAGAAATGAGAGAGAAAGCAGAACGGAAGAAGAATGAAGAATTGCAGGAATGTTTGTCCAATATTGATTTTTACAGGTCTATTCTTGGCAGAGCAAGGCCATTATCAGATGGCTGGTGTGAAGCATGGAACAAATTACAGCTTGCATTATATAAGCATGGATTCATAACAGGATTGGAAGAAGGTGATTAAAGAAAATGGAACAGATTAATAAACTCACATCGGAATCAATTCTGGAAGAAGAAGTGTTTAATGAGATATTCAAACAAGAAGATGAGATTTACAAGGCACGTTTGACATTGACGCTTCTGGACAGGGCAAAAGCACTTGGAGTTAAGAAGAAATTTGAAGATTTACTAAAAGCCTACACCAAGGTTCAGAAACAGATAATTGAGCAAGAGAAAAGCAATAGGACGTTGTCTATGCTGGATCAGTGGACGAACTTCTCTGATTGCGAATACGACAGAATGAAGTGTCTTAACTGGGTAGCGGATGATGACGGAATCAGAATATCAAATACGAATCCAGGATCACCGGATATTATAGCTTGTTATCACCCTATTCTTCCAATCGAACGAATGAAGAATCTGGAGACCGGGGAAGAACAGATAAAGTTAATCTATAAGAGGAATAATAAATGGTCAGAGGTTATTGTTCCAAAAACCATGGTTGCATCAGCCAGTAAAATTGTTGGTTTATCCGCGCTTGGTATTTCAGTGACTTCTGAGAATGCGAAGTTCCTTGTCCGGTATCTGTCAGACGTAGAAAATGCCAATGATGATTATATCAACATCCAATATTCTTCCAGTAAAATCGGGTGGATTCGAGATTATTTCTTACCCTATGACAAGGATATCGTATTTGATGGTGATATGAGATTTCGACAGTTATACGAAAGTATCAGCGTAGGTGGCAGCAGAACAGAATGGTATGAACACGTGAAGAAGGTTCGTGCCACTGGAAGAATAGAGCCGAAAATTATGTTAGCTGCAAGTTTCGCCAGTATTCTGATCAAACTGGTCGGTGCCCTTCCATTTTTTGTAGACCTCTGGGGAGAAACTGAGGGTGGTAAGACTGTGACGCTTATGTTGGGGGCTTCCGTCTGGGCAAATCCGGGTGAATCACGATACATAGGAGACTTCAAGACAACAGATGTGGCTCTGGAAGCAAAGTCTGATATGCTTAACAATCTTCCGCTAATTCTGGATGATACTTCCAAGGTATCTGCCAAGATCAGGGATAACTTCGAGGGTATAGTATACGACCTGTGTTCCGGCAAAGGAAAGAGTCGTTCTAACAAGGAGTTGGGTGTCAACCGAGAGAATCGCTGGCAGAACTGCATTCTGACCAATGGTGAACGACCGCTTGCAGGATATGTCAGCCAAGGTGGAGCAATTAACCGAATTATTGAGGTTGAGTGCTCTGAAAAGATATTCGATGATCCGCAGCTTACTGCAGATACACTTAAAAAGAACTACGGGTACGCAGGAATCGATTTTGTAAATGTAGTTAAGGAAATGTCCATTGACGATATAAAAGCCATGCAGAAGCATTTTCAGAGCCTTATACAGGATGATGATAAAATGCAGAAGCAGAGTATATCAATGAGCATTATCTTGACAGCAGATAAAATCGCAACAGATCAGCTGTTCCATGATGGCCAGTACATTGACATTGAGACGGCTAAGAATCTTCTGACAGAGAAAGAAATGGTATCTGAAAACGAACGCGCTTACTGGTTCGTGCTTGATAAGATTGCCATGAATGGAATTAAATTCGATGATAACCCGGATGTAAAAACGGAAAGATGGGGAATTATCGACAATGATCCGGTAGAAAAAACGTCAACTGCAATAATCTATAGCGCAGCGTTTGATGATTTATGCAAAATCGGAAAATTTTCCAGAAAGGCATTCTTGTCATGGGCTGTCAAGAAGGGACTTGTGGAAACCGACAGCAGGGGTTATCCGACCAAAGCAAAAAAACTTGACGGAATTGTTACCAAATGTGTGTTTTTGAAAATTGTGGATGAAATTCCAAAAGGATTTGTTAATTGTAATGATAATTTTGAGATTACGGACGATATTGTGTTTGATTAACAAACAATTCGTCCAAAAGGTAACCGGGTAACCTAGGTAACCTTTGATTCTGCATATATATATACGAGTATTTATATGTGCATATTGAGTATAAAAGTTTCCCTATATGAGTAAGTCAGGGTTACTCGGTTACCCGGTTACCTACCAGTAAAATCAATGGTTTACGTAATTTAGTACGGTTACTTTACGGTTAACAAAGGTTACTTATATTAAAATAATATAAATATATTATATTTATAAAATAAAATTAAATAGAGCGTATACAGTATATTGTATACAATACTCAAAGGAGATGATAAAAATAAAAGTAGAAGCAAAGGATATTCCGTATATTCAAAAATTTATGACTGAATTTTGGAAAGCTATAAAAGATTTCTATTCAGCCGAACTTACAGACGAATATTCTAAGCAGGCTACTGATCGTCTGATAGAACTTGGAGAGTATGCGGAAATGTGTCCTGATGATAATGATAAACAGTTTATTAAGAATTGTCTAGTTGCTTTTAATAAGTTATTAGATTCCAAACAGAGGGAAGTGAGAAAGAATGTACAACACTAAGAATAAATACGAGCAGGGACAGGCACTTAGAAAAGAAATCTACATGTATGTAGTAAGCTACTTTAAACTTGTTGGATATGCGCCATCGGTCAGCGAGATTTGCGAGAAGGTAGACGCAAGCAGAGCTACCATCTGGAGACATTTAAACCAGCTTATTGATGATGGGTTGCTTAAAACAGCACACCCCAGCACTGATAGAGCCTATGCTCCGACAGGATACGGGTTCGGAAAGGTGAAGAAATGAACAAAATGCGTGAATATGAACGCGGCAGGGAAGATGGTCTTGACCTCGCCAGACGAATCACCAGAGAGGGCGGTCTTGAAGCCCTCGAAAAGGAATGCAGATTCAGGGGAGTAACAGGAATACATACTTCCCTGGCAAGAAAGGATCTGGACAAAGCATCTGAGAAGATCAAGCAGCTTGTATCTGAATGCTGTGTGATCATGGCGATAGCTGTCCTGCATGATGAATTTGGATTCGGTCAGAAAAGATGCCAGAAGTTCATGGCAGGCATGGACAAAGCTTCGGACTATATCGACCAGGGCTTGGCTGAATGGATTGATTATGTGCAGGCTATCAAGGAAGAACTGGGAATTGAATTAAGCTTTTCAGGAGAAATAAAAAGACATGCAGAATAACGGACAGGTAGCATTTGGATAGGAAATCATGGAGGACTGCACAATAGCGTGTCAGTTGCTTACATGGGGAAAGTGAGGATGGAAATGGAGAAATTAAAACCTTGTCCGTTTTGCGGAAAAGAGATAGATACAGATAAAGATATGTATATCCCAGAAAGAGATTGGAAGCCGTCTTTTTACGACCCTGACAGTGGAGGCTATCCGATAAGTATTCACTGCGAATGCGGATTAGTTTTTTGTCCAGGCACATGGGATTATAAAGAAGCCGTAGAACAGTGGAATCGAAGAGTAAATAACAAGGAGGATAGTAATAATCATGAACTATAAAACACAATATTATAAAGGAATCCCACTTAATTTAATTTCCAGAAAATACAAAAATATGAAAGCAAAGAGATTCATAATAAATCATACTAATCAAAATGTGTGGATTCCTAACAAACATCTCAAAGAAGATGGAACAATAAAAGAAAAAGAGAATATTGATTATGTGTTTAGAAAGTCAATACGAAAATTAGAATTAGCAGGAATAACTCCGACGATAATTGAAAGCAGAATTTCATGACAAAAACAAGGAGGGCGAAAATGAGCTACTGTGACGGAACCTGTGAGTATCTGAATACAAGAAAACACAAATGCGAATTGACAGGAGAAAAACTCACATACATGAAACGGATTTGTGGAATCGAGTATTCAGTGCATGAACACAGAGGATTCTGTGAGAAAGATAAGGAGGACGCAAAATGTTAATCAGAAGTCAGAATAAGGAAGTTTTAGCTACACTTGAACTTTTATTCGATGTCGAAGTCTCGGGTGGAGTAATAAGTGCAAGAAGAGATATGAGTTGGTGCTGCTTGCTCGGAGAATATTCCACCAAAGAAAAAGCCATGAAAGTACTGGATATGATTCAGGAAGCTTATGAAGAATACAAAATTACTTGTACTTTTTTGACAGGATTTACAGGACATCGAACAATTGTAGAATCAAACGATATTCACGTCAATGGTTCCGAAGAACTTATAAAAAATTTTAAAAAGAATATGGTCTTTCAGATGCCAGAAGATAGTGAGGTGGAAGCATGAGTCATATCAAAGACAGATTATCGGATTATCATGATTTCATGAAGAAACTTGTGGATGACCACCAGATGGTTTTAGCAAGTGATGTTCTGGAAATGATAGAACAACTTAAGGATGATCTGGAACAGGACAAGAAAGAAAATGGTTGGATTCCGGTCAGTGAGCAATATAAGAACAAACAATCGAATTGCAAGAAAATATTTCCAAAGCCATATAAGGAGGACTAAATGGGATATTGCAAATTAGAGTGTCCAGACGGTGAAACGCAAT